CTTTAATCTCTTTCTGCTTCTCATAAACAACACCACCAATAAATGGCTTCATCTTTAAACCTCTTTGGCTAATTTTTCTAGCAACTAAAAAAGCATTCATTTTAGGAGTTCCTCTTTTAGCCCACTTAGCTAATGGTGTTCCCTCTTGATAAGGAGGAAAGAATGGTCTAGTTCTTTTTGTTGGAGAAAATCCTCTATATATTGGCTTAACATGAATAAATGGAGCATAAGGAGCTGATGTAGCCAATTTAAAGCCCTCAGACATCCTTAGCCTATTAGTATTGCCTAACTTAGCAACAAATACACTTCTCCTAGTATTTCCTGTGTTTTTATTACCTCTACCTGCTTGAGATCTAGGAGATGGCTTACTTTCTAAAGCATTTAAAGAATCATCTTTAAGTTCTAATGCTAATTTGTTAAAGAAGTCATTACTTCTTTTATTCCAAATAGTTTGTGAGTTGATAGATCTACTTAGATCTAAAGCTCCATTTAGAGTTAATTTCATACACCATACTGTCTTTGGTTATTGATTGCAGTTAATCCTGTGTATGGTCTGCCTGAAGCTAATGTGATTGTTGTTTTTTTAAATTTCTTACAAAGTGTTTTAACATCTGGATCTAGTTCTGATAAGAATATAACAGGAGCTTGTCCTGTTTCAGGATTACCACTAAATCCCATTGGAGAGTTCTTTCTCTGCCAAAATCTTGCTGATTGTATTAATGCAGCTTGAGTAATTGCTTCTGGAACATAACTACCTGCATTATGTTGATCTGGAAACCCAAATGTTGCAGTTATTTTCAAACCTTTAGGAAAGTGAGTTGGTAATACTTTTCCTCCATTTTCAATAGCCATAACTATTTTATAAAATGGCAAAGTTGGAATTACTTTATCTGCATTAAGTGGATATAAATAAAAATCTGTGTTAAGAACTAAAGTTTGATCATCAGTTCCATCCTCATTAAGAGTTTTAACTACTAATCCTGTAGTTGTGGCTATATCATCAACAAAAGCATAATCAGCAAACTCACAATCATAATATCTATCTTGTGTTGTTTCTGTTTGGATAAACTCTCTACCACAAAAATCATCAATGGCTCTACAAGCAGCATTTATAGCAATATCAATGTTTGTATCTTGAGCTGTTCCACTAAGTCCTAGCCAAGTCTTAACATCTGCTTTATCAACATACTGAGTATGAGCCATTTAGATTATTTATCCTCTGATTTTTTTACAGCTTTATTTTCTATTTTTTTCTTTAGAGCTTTTTTATCTAGTTCAGCAGGAATTGGCTCTCCCATACCTGCAACAAGAACAGCTTTAGCAAATGGAGGATTAGCTCCCTGCTTTAGTTTTCCTGTTTCTTTATCTTTCCAGACTTTATCCTCTAATTTTTCTACTAATTTCATATTTTTTTGATTCTCCAAATTATCCCAAGCAGAGCCAACAACCTGAGTTGTCATAACAAAAGTGTGGCTCTGCTTAGACATAAATTATTTATTCAATACTTGCTATTGAAGTAAATGCTTGTGGTTTATAAACAGCCAAAGCATATCTTAAAGATGCTTTAACAGTTAAAATATCTTTACCAAAATCTCCATCTTTAGCAGAATCAGAAATTAATAATTCCATTCCTCTCCTAAAAACATGATTTACAGCTAAAGATCCACCAAATTTACCTACAAGAACATCTACTGATGAGCTTACAGCACCACCAATTTGAGATGACTTAACAACAGGTAATCCCCAGATAGTTGGGCTTCCTGCAAATGCAGAAGCTCCTAGCATGAAGTTGTTGTTTCCATCAACTTGTCCTGCTAATGCTTCATATCCTGCAGGTGCCATAATAATAGCATCTGGGCTTAAGAAACCATTAACTTCACAATCTTTGATAGCTTCTAAGATTGTTCTTAGTTTGCCACCAACAGTTGCTGGATAAGTCATAGCATCATAAGTGATTGTATTAATACCAGAAGTATTTAAAATACCTGTGATATTAGATCCTGCACCATCTCCATTAATGACTTCTTTTTCAAGTCTTTGCATGACATGGTTTGCTAATCTGCCATCAAAATATGCTCTTGCACCTGCTTGATCTTCAAGCAACTCTGCTGTAATAGGCAAAGTTGTGATGAATTTTCTTACAGGAGCAGTTACAGCAGTATAGCTGAAAGCATCC